TCTCCCTACTGACTGTTGAGTTCCTGGTTCCTTATCTAAACCGTACCCTCATGGTACTTCAACGAGACCAACAACTTCCTAAGATCCCTAAGGATTTGGTGAAGCCTACCATTGTTGCCGGTGTTAACGCACTGGGGCGTGGTCAGGATCGAGAGAGTCTCACAGCCTTCATCACAACCATTGCTCAGACCCTTGGACCTGAAGCTCTGATGAAGTACATCGATCCATCCGAAGCAATCAAACGACTCGCAGCTGCACAAGGTATTGATGTTCTCAACCTTGTTAAGACTGAAGATCGTTTGCAGCAGGATAAGCAGCAACAGATGCAGCAAGCAGCACAGCAATCCCTTGTGGATCAAGCTGGTCAACTTGCAGGCACACCGCTGATGGATCCCTCCAAGAACCCACAAATGATGGAACAACTAGGTGGACAAGCTAACCCCCAGCAAGCCCCAGCGGGTCAAGAAGGACCCTCTGCCCCCGGTCAGTAAGCCGGACACCTCCGGTACATCTAACAAGTACCAGCGTAAACAAAAGATCGGTGTTGCCACCATTGGTGTACCACCGAACAAGGTCACAAGTGTAGGCCTTGGCAAACTCAATGTAGAAACCACCACTTATGGCGACACCAAGTACACTCCCTGACCTGGAACTACTTAGAGATCGGTTCACTTATTCTGAAGGAACTCTGCTGTACAAATCAGGTAAGGTTGCTGGTACATCTAAGCCTAATGCTGGATACTACAAAGTATTCATTGATGGTAAGTACTACCCACTGCACAGAGTCATCTACTACTTAGTTAGTGGTGACAACCCTGGCAATAAAGTAGTAGACCACATTGACAGGAACAAACTCAATAACAAGATTGAGAACCTTAGGTGTGTAAGTCACAGCGACAACCAACACAACAGGTCTGAACCAAAAGGCTATAGAAAGCATGGCAACAGGTATCAAGCCTACTTGAAAACCAACGGTGTGCTTCAGTCACTCGGATGCTTCGACACACCAGAAGAAGCACACCAAAAGTATCTATCCACTAAGAATTTACCATGCCCACTTTGACCTACGACCCTACTGAACCCCAAGAGGGTGAGTTTAACGAAGAAGAACTTGATGCTCTAGCGGTAGGTGAGCAGCTAGCACAAGAGGAAGCTAACCTCTTGGCTGGTAAGTTCCGTGATGCTGATGAACTGGAGCAAGCCTACCTTGAACTCCAACGTAAACTTGGTTCCCGTGATACCGAGGAAACTGCTGAAGAAGTAGAGCAAGTAGAGGAGGTAGAAGAGGAAGTTGAGTACAGCCCTGCTGTCAACCTGATCCAAGAAGCCTCTAACGAGTACTACTCTAACAACGGTCAGCTCTCTGAGGAGACCATCGCTAAGTTCGGTGAACTGTCCAGCCAAGAGTTGGTACAGGCTTACCTACAGATGCAAGCTAACCAACCTCAGCAAGAAGTGCAGCAAACAGCTGACCTTAGTGAGAGGGAGGTTAACTTCATTCAGAACTCAGTTGGTGGTGAACAAGCCTATGCACAGATGGTGCAGTGGGCAGCAGAGAACCTTGACCCTAGCTATGTCCAAGCCTTTGATGATGTAGTGGAGTCAGGTAACGTCCAAGCTATCCAGCTAGCTGTTGCTGGTCTCCGTTCAGAATATGAAAACCAAGTAGGTTATGAAGGTCGTATGCTCTCAGGTAAAGCTGCTCAACAACAAGTCGATGTGTTCCGTAGTCAAGCAGAAGTTGTACGAGCGATGAGTGATCCTCGCTACGACAATGACCCTGCCTACCGACAGGATGTCTACGAGAAACTGGAACGATCCAACATTCAATACTAATGACAGTAATCACTGAAGAACGCAACCGTCAAAACATCTTTGCAAAAGAACCCCCCATCATTATGACTGATCATCCTTACGGTGTACCCCACAATGAGCGAGCTGAACTCCTTAATGGTCGCCTCGCTATGCTTGGCTTCGTGGCTGCTGTTGTCTCTTATCTCTTGACTGGTAAGTTGTTCTTCGGCGTCTACTGAAGTATTGGTAGTTCCGCTAATACTGCGCGTGTATTGGCGGAATTGGAGGCGTAAACAATATTAAAGTTCCTTGCTTTATTATTATGCTACCTATCCTAACTACATTGTCAGTTCTCACTAGCTGGTACGGCCCTGGTTTCCACGGTAACCTCACAGCTAATGGCGAACGATACAATCAACATGCCCTTACTGCAGCGCACAAGACACTACCATTCGGAACACGCCTTAGGGTTTGTTTCCTTAGGTGTGCCGTTGTTCGGGTAAATGATCGGGGTCCCTTCATTCATGGACGGGAAATCGATCTCAGTAAAGGTGCGGCTGATGCTATCGGTCTCACTGCCAGTGGAGTTGGTAGGGTCAAAGTAACACGACTCAACTAACACTACATCGATGACTGCAACACTCGCAGCTCCCCGGTCCCAGGCTAACCCTTGGGACTCTTATTTGAATTGGGTAACCTCTACCCAGAACCGTCTTTATATCGGCCACTTCGGAGTCCTTATGATTCCGTGCCTCCTGGCCGCTACAACCTGCTTCATCCTTGCCTTCATTGCTGCCCCTCCGGTAGACATTGATGGCATCCGTGAACCTGTCGCTGGATCACTGCTCTATGGAAACAACATCATATCGGGAGCCGTCGTTCCGAGCAGCAACGCCATCGGACTACACCTCTACCCAATTTGGGAAGCTCATTCACTTGACGAATGGCTGTACAACGGGGGACCGTATCAACTCACAGTCTTCCACTTTCTCATTGGCGTCTTTGCTTACATGGGACGAGAGTGGGAACTTAGCTATCGATTAGGGATGAGGCCCTGGATCTTTGTCGCATACTCCGCACCCGTTGCTGCCGCTACGGCAGTATTCCTTGTCTATCCCTTTGGGCAGGGATCGTTTTCTGATGGGATGCCTCTCGGTATTTCCGGCACCTTCAACTACATGCTTGTCTTCCAAGCCGAACATAACATTCTCATGCACCCGTTCCATATGCTTGGAGTTGCGGGCGTATTCGGTGGCGCACTCTTTAGTGCGATGCACGGTTCTCTTGTCACTTCGTCTTTGATTCGTGAAACGACTGAAGAGATCTCTCAGAACTATGGTTACAAGTTTGGTCAAGAAGAAGAGACCTACAACATTGTTGCAGCCCACGGATACTTTGGACGTTTGATCTTCCAGTATGCTAGCTTTAATAATAGCCGTTCTCTTCACTTCTTCCTTGCTGCCTGGCCTGTTGTCGGTATCTGGTTCGCAGCACTGGGAGTAAGTACTATGGCATTCAACTTGAATGGCTTTAACTTCAACCAGTCCTTGCTCTCTAGTGAGGGTAAGGTGATCGACACCTGGGCAGACATTCTCAACCGTGCCAACCTTGGCTTTGAAGTGATTCATGAACGCAATAGTCACCAGTTTCCTTTGGACCTAGCTGCTGCAGATAGCCTTCCCGTGGCTCTCACAGCTCCAACTATCGGTTGAGAAAGTGCCGCAAATGCGGCGTTGAAAAAGAATTAGAAGAGTTCTATAAGTCTGGGAGAAAGGGTAGACCTGAAGAGCGGCATACTGAATGTAAGGATTGTGCAAAGGCTCGCATTAAAGCGACCACCGACCCTGCCAGAGTCAGGTCTAACCATCTAAATCGTTTATACGGCATAACCCTAGAAGAATATGACGCTATGTACGAGCGTCAAGGTGGCAAGTGTGCTATCTGCCCAGCTACTGAACCTGGAGGTAGATGGAACCACTTCGCTGTTGACCACGACCATGAGACTGGAGCCGTTCGGGAGTTGCTGTGTAATAACTGCAACACGGCTCTAGGTCTCATGCAAGACTCTTCCTATTTACTCCGCCTCGCTGCAAATTATTTGGACAAACACAATGGCACTTGGTTACGACCCTAAAGCATCAACAGCTATCCCCAACTATGTTGTGAAGACAACTGGTGATCGCTTCTTTATTCCTGCTTACCCTGAACCGCACACTAAAGCTGGTGACCTTGCTGAATGCAAGAAGCTTAGCCCTAAAGGTGTGGAGCAAGTAGCAACCTAATCCGTAAAGACGGACTGGGAGGTTTGAGCCCTCCCTTAGGTATTGGCTTCGGCCCTCCAAGGAGGACAACCTTAGCCATTGACAGTACGGAGAGACGTACACCCTGTTTATATTTGCGCTAAAAATTTTCCAACGTTGGAGCCCTTGACAAAACTCTCTTTAACTAACAATGGCTCTTATTCTCCCTGGCACTGGCACTCCGCCTAACGCCAAGTTTACCGCTGTCGGTAATATCAACAACACCCCTGGCCTTGGTCTTACCCAAGGTGGTACTGACTACGAC